ATTGGTGGGTGTGCAAGGATTCGAACCTTGGACCCGCTGATTAAGAGACACCTCTTAATCGAATGAAATCAGTCACTTGGGTGTAAACCGAGACTCATTCGGAGCACGCAAGATCAATGACTTACAGCAGAAATGTAAACCGAAAATCGGGCTTCTCGACCCCTCTCACAAGCGGGAGGGCGGCCCATGGCTAGTTCTCCTCAGGCGCTTTGGCCCCGCTTCCAGGCCAAGATAGATCGCTCCTCTTCCCCGTGCGGGTGCTGGCTTTGGACGGGCAGCACTGCGAAGGGCTATGGGAAGATCCGGTACAATGGCGTGTACGTGACCGCCCATCGAGTCTCCTACATGCTTTACAAGGGGCCGATCCTTGACCGGCTGTTCGTCTGCCACACGTGCGACACCCGCCTTTGCGTCAACCCGGATCACCTGTTCCTGGGGACCAATCTCGAAAACCAGCAGGATATGTGGAGCAAGGGCCGCTATGGGTTCGGGGGCGGCAGGTCAGTGCTGACCGAGGATGACGTTAGAGCAATCCGCGCCGATACTCGAACACATAAGGCTATCGCCACGGCATATGGCGTCGCGTCCTCAACCATATCCATGATCAAGACCGGTCGGAATTGGGCTCATATCAAGCAGGAGGCGGCATGACCGGGAAAGATCAATCAGCCGAGAGGCAAGCCGCTATGGAGAACAATTCCGTGAAACGCTATTGGGTTAGCTGGCTCGCAGACCATGGGCCGTTTGAGCTTCATTCTCCATGGTGGTTCAGCGGAATGCGGGCATCAGACGACGTTCCAACTGTCTGCGCCGCTGTTATGGCCGAAAGTGAAGAAGCAGCACGGGAGGCAATTTACGCCTGCGTGGACAGCCGACCGGCTCATATTGAGTTCCGGTTTATCGAGGAACGTCCTGACGACTGGACTCCGTTCAATAGCCGCTTTCAGCGTCGCGATTGGATGAACTGGCCCGACGACGACCTCCCGATGAGCGAAAGCGAAGGAGGGCACCCCCATGTCTAGCCTCTTGAAAGATCAATCCATGTCGAAGGAAGAGGGTAAAAGGGTGCTGCGCACTCCGGCTCAACGTCTGCGCCAATACAGCGAGAACAGTACCTTTGGGTTTCAGCCGCTTTTCATTGAGGCGGCTGACCTTATCGAGCAGAGGGAACGCGAGTTGGCCGCAGCCCTGGAACGCCTCTACAAGGCATGCGAGCAGCGAGACAGGGCTGAGGCTGAGGTCAAGAGGCTACGCTCCGAGGGCTGGGTTCTGGTCCCGAAAGAGCCGACCGAGGCGATGCTGAGTGCTGCCCTACTAGATGGTTATGACGATCCTTTCGATGAGGCAAGCCAGATCGGCCACAGATGGGTGCGCGAGGCAATCTGGGAAGCCATGCTAGACGCCGCCAGCGTCAGCGATGGAAGCCGCGAAGCGGGCGAGACCACAGGGCTCGATCCGAAGGACGACAGCGCGGTGACCGAAGGTCAGACGTCCGTCTCAAACCCCTCTCTTCAGGAAGGAGACCGGGGATAATGTACGAGCCTCTCGCAGCAGCCTTCGGAACGCAGATCATTGAGGTTGAGCCCGGGTACGAGGCTAAAGACCCGATTACTGGAGAGACCGCCATCGTGGACGACGAACACGCCGTTTCGGTAGGTCGAACCATCTTCGTTACGATGAAGAACTATGAAGCCATCAAAGCCCGCGCCTCCCTCCGCTCTCCTGGACAGGGAGGGGGATGAGGTGCCATTCTTCGCCACTATCGAGGCTAGCATCGCTCAAGATCGCTGCTTGAGCAGATGGACGAGTTCCTGGAATTCCCGGCGCACCGCCGTCATCTCGTCGAGGGCCCGGTCGATCTGGTGCCGCCTCGCCTGGTCGTCCCTCTCCTCCCGCATGATGGCCACGGCCTTGCGCACGGCGTCCGCAAGCTCCCCGATGGCTGCAGCCATCTGAACGCCCGCATCCTTATCCGTGATCGCCGCGACGACCCCAAGAGGAGCGGATTGGACAGCCTTGTCCACTTCCCGAGCCCTCTGCCGCTCGGCCGCCCGGTACATGAAGATGGCGCCGATGGCCGGCAGCAGAACCCCAAGAAGCGGGGCAATGTCCTTGAGCTCAAGCACTCTTCGACACCTTCGATCTGGCTTGGCGAAGTCTCAGGCTGTCGAGGGCCTCGGCATCGGTGCCGCATCTGAGAGCCGAGAAGAATTCGAGCACGAAGAGCGTGCCGGACATCGCCAGCAGGATCGGCGGGCCCAAGCCCTCACCCCGGTCCACGCTGGCCACCGAGACGGCGAAGGTGAACCAGAAGCCGCTTCCGGTCAGGCAGCCGGCGATGCGGGCGATCGGGCTTGATCTCCAGCGCCCGTTGATCACCAGCGCCGTCGACCGGAGAATGCCAACCGAAGAGAGGAACCAGCCACCTTGATCCTCGGTCAGCCAGCGCACGAGGCTGGCATAGATCGGAGAGGCGAAGGTATCCCCTGGCCAGAGCAGCGTGACCCCGCATGCCACCATGAGAGCGGCAAGGCCCATCTCGAGCATGCGGGTCTGCATGTAAGCGGTGGAGGAGATGATCATGGCTCACGCCCCCAGCGGCTTCCGCGCCTTCCAGCGCCCGTAGAGCGTGCCGATGCCGCCGCCGATGCTGCCAAGCGGCGGACCGTAGGTTTCCCACGACAGAGGCACCCCGTTGGCGGCCATCGTGCCGATGGTGGCGACACCGCCCAGGATCGCGAAGATCGCGCCCCAGCTGACGCGGGAACGGTACCAAGGCTCATTGTTCGTCAGGTGCTCCAGGACCGGCTGCAGCTCCTTGGCGACCTCCACCTTCACGACCGGCTTCTCTGGGGCCTCAATCGGAACGGAGGGGGATTTGACGAGCCGGTCGGCAATGCGGGCAGCGATGTCGAGAACGATAAGCGGGGTCATGGCGCGTCTCCTATGGGATCATGGCTTTGAGGGCTGAGGCGTCGATGCCGAGAAGGGCTGCGACGGCGACAAGAGCGGTGATAAGGGCCGCCATGGCAGCCAGAGCGGCGGGTGATGGCGCCTGAGCGACCGGACGGGAGGGCGGGACGGGAGCCGCGCCGGCCGCCCCCTTGGCCTTCGTGAGAGCCGCCTCAACGGCCTCTGCCGAGACCAGCGACTTGTTCAGGCCGTCGCCGGCATAGTAACTCTGCCCCCGCTCCACGGTCCGGTGCGCCCCCTGCATGCGATAGGGCACCGGGAACGAGGCCCACTCCTTGGCCAGCTCGATCATGAACGCGTGATCCGACATCCGGCCGGAGATCCACCGCTCGTAGCCGCGGCGCCGGAGCAGATAGAGACCGAGCCGGTCCTGATAGTCGGGCGTGAAGACATCCTCTGCCTTCAGGTTCATCTCGGTCGCCAGATCCCGGAGGGTGGCGTCCATGAACTGATACCGGCCGCAAGCCGAGGAGCCGAAGGTCTTGGTGCGCCACTTCCCCTGATCGAGAACCTCTTTCATGGTCATGGAGGTGAGCGGCTTCGGCATCCGGTCCATGCGATTGCCGTAGACGGTATCGTAGCCTTTCGGGGCTTCCTTCGATCCGATGAAGTCGAGCAGCATCGCCGCCGGCCTGGGGACGGTCCTATCCATGGGGATTCCTCGGTTGTGGGGAGTTCAGTCAGAGGCCGTCCACCCGAGCGACAGCGCCCGCCCGAATGTCTCGGTGGTCATGGTGGCCTCTTGGTCTTGATGTGAGGTTTTAGGCCGGCAGCGCCGCCGCCTGCTCCATCAGCTCGTCGAGCTGCTTCTCCGTAATGCCGAGCCCTTGAGCGAGCATAGGCACGAACACGCCGTCCCGGTCGAACACGTCGCCGCGCTCGAGCGCTTCTTCGGCTGAGGCCTTCTGCAACGGGTCGGAGAGCGCCGCAATTGCAGCCTGCACCGCCTGGAACAGCGTGCCCTCGCCCCACGGCGTCACCTTCATGATCGTGCGCGCGCGCCACATGGCGAGGGAGCGGATCTTCGGTATCGCGAGATCGGCCTCCGGGAGGTTCAGCTCCGCACGATCCACATCGATGATCTTACCGTCCCGCCAGACTTTTACCTTGGTCATGCCAGATACTCCACGATCAGCTCCGAGCTGCTCTTGAGGTTGCCGGATGTGGCGAACAGCCGAACGTTAGTGAGAGCAGCCGTTGCAGGGTAGTAGCCCGAAAACTTGTAGTTCCAGATGTCACTGTTCCCATCGGTCAGCCCGCCGCTGCCCGACACACCGATCAGGCGGTTCGCACTCCAGTTCGCAATCAAGGCTTCGATCACCGGCGGGACGTTGCCGCCTAGCGCCGTGGTGGTCAGCTGAATGCGATCGGCACTGAGGCTGGTGTGCGCCGGGGTAGCGCTGCCCGAGCCATAGAGCACGCCGAACTTGTAGTCCGTCGCTCCAGCCTTGTAGGTCGCGCCATTGTCGAAGCTGAAGCGCATTCCGAGGGCCGCGCTCGTGCCCACCGTCCACTGAAGAGCGCCAGTAATGCGGATCATTCTGGCGGCGGCCGGAATCGAAATATCGATGGCGGCCACGTCCGCGCCGAGCGTGATCCGCTGGAGCGGTCGCCAGATCAGACCTGTGTTGTCGCGGGCCTGCTGCTTCTGCGCTTCGGTAAGGGCTTGCGCCGCGTCATAGCGCACGACCGGCATGATGCCGGCCGCTTGAGCGCCTGTCAGATCCTCCGGGTCACCTGTTCCGGACGAGACGCGCCCCTTGATCGTGCCCGTCGCCATATCGGCCAGCAGCGTGTTGTCGACGCTGTTCGCGCCCACTGCCGGACCTGCGGGGCCACGGATGTCGACGGCCTGAGCGATATCGCTCACAAGCCCGGCCGAGCCGACGTAGCTGCCGGTCGCAGGCTTCGTGCCAGCACCCCCTACCCAATCCGTGACCTGAAGCACGCGCCGGGCACTGTCGCTGACGATGGAGAAGACAGGGGACCAACCTTTATCGCCCGTAGTGCCCTTGTCGCCGTTGCGGGTCCAGGTGAGGACAACCGGGTCGTTGTCGACGAAGGGGCTCGCGGCGCTGCTCGACACATGAACGATGCTGAACCGCTTGAAGCCGGTCACGGCAGTTTCCGCCCAAATGTAGTACAGGATCCATTTGGTCGGATCAGATGCGTGGGTCAGGCGAATGTAGCTCTTATAATCGCTCGTCGACTGATTGAAGTGCGAGAGCGCCGCCGACCAATCCGCGCCGTTTTTGTCGACGAGATCAATGAAGATTTGGGTCGCCAAGCTGGCCGTCGCATGGTTGAGTCTGACCTTGCCTGCGCCGGGATCAGTACTGGCCGTAGCCGCCGAGAACGTGAGTTCCATGGCGAACGCGCCACCGTGAGCGCCTTGGAGCCCCTGTAAGCCTTGGATGCCTTGTACGCCCTGCGGCCCGCGGATGTCGATGGCCTGCGCGATATCCGTCACCAGCCCTGTCGCGCCAATATAGCGCCCGACCGGAGGCTTGGCGTAGGTGGTCCCGGTCGCGGTCCAGTCGATCACCTGCAGCACGCGCCGGGCGCCGTCCGCGACGACCGCGATGATAGGGCTCCAGCCGGGCGGCCCGACCTCGGGCAGAGGCCGGATGCGGGTGAGGTATTCCGAAACCCTGAGCGCATAGACGCGGGGGTCCGTGTGCTTGGTCCAGCGGACCATGAAGTACGGCACATCCGTCAACGTCGGGCCGGACCAGGGCGCCGCAAGCTTGATCTGGTCGACGGCGAGCACTTCCTTGATCACCGCCATGCCCGAGACGCCGTTGTTCGGGAACACGAAGTCGAAGGGCAGAACAGCCGGGTCCCAGGCAACCAGCTCGCCTGTGGCGATATCGGAGCCGTTGGTGAGGGTGATGGTGCCGTCGTTGTAGAAGAAGTAGGACGGATCGAGAGCCATGGATATCCTCCCGGCCAAGAGGGCTTGGCCGTTGGTTCAGGCATGGAGGGTGGACGGGTTCAGCGGGCGAGCGCGATGCCGTTCTCGGAGAGCAGCTTGCGGATCTTCTCCGCCGTGAGGGCCTTGCGCACCTTCAGCTTCAGGGCAACGCGCTGGTCTTCCATCGCCTCGTCGGCATCGGCCAAGGCGACGATCTGGCGGGCGATGTCGTCGGCCTTGATGTGCCGGCGCTGGGCCTCCCGGTTGATCATGGCGGAGGGCCTGCCGGCGAGGTGCTGTTCGGCTCTCGCGACCTTGCGGGTGTAGAGCGCCATGCGGTGGCGCACCGGCTCGAAATGCCGGTCGATGGCGGCTTCAGCCAGTTCCCGGAGCTGGTCGACAGTGGGGCCGATTTCGAGACGCGCCATGCTCAGCCCTCCCGCCGCTTGGCCTCGATCAGGATCGAGACCGGCTGGTATGGGAACGGGTCGAAGGTCACGGCATACTGCCCTGCGATGCGCAGCACGAGTTCCAGGTTCTCGCCATCCGCTTCGACCGACTGCCCGCCTTCCGGGCCGTGCACGTTGACCGTCACACCGGCCGGGATGCCCGAGATCACCGCAACCGTGTCCTCTCCTTCCCGGGTCTCGGTGACGGTGTAATCGAGCTTGGGCCGGATGGTCGGCACGCCGTCCGGGAAGTACCAGAACGATTCGTTCCACGGCGGGATGTCCCAGGCCTTCCCCTCCTGCTCCGCCCTCACCTTCTCCAGCACGCCCGGAGGCGCCGGATAGACCTGATCGAGATGGCCGAGGTAGCGGCCCTGTTCATCGGTATAGAGGATCATTCAGAACTCCAAAGCTGCCCAGCGAACCCGGATGCCGTTGGCGGAGTAGTTGCGGATCGTGAGCGAGGACGAGGTCCAGGCGATGCTCCAGCCGCAGCTTTGAACGCCGCCCTCGCTGGTATCGCCTTCGAACAGAAACGGCGTCACCCATTCGCCGACCATCGCGGAAACGCCGTTGTACTGCGAGTACGGGTTCCCGCTGTTCACGTCGGGATGCTGTGCGCGAATGAACCATGTCCCGTCCTGGTATTCGAACCCGGTTGTCTGGTAAGTCGATTCCGCCACTCCGATGCAAAGAGACGGATCGACCCCATGGGAGATCGTAGCCACGGTCGGAACGCTGGGCTGCGCCGCCGCCCCCACAGTACGCACGCCTGTCGCCGCCACCCGCGCCGGGATATTGTCGGCATCGAAGATGATCTGATCGAGCGATGCGGCGGCTGCATCGACACCCGGCTCCGAGACCCTGAAGCGGTATCCCGCCCCATGCTTGCCCAGAATGATGCGTCTTGCCACGGGCTAGGTCTCCGTCTTCATGATCGCGAACCAGCGGGCGGTGGTGCCCTCAGCAGGATAGGTGAGGAAATGTTCGTCGCGGATCGCTCGGAGATAGAAGCCCGATGGGTCCGCGTCGGTACTCACCGGCAACCTACGCGGGTAGTGTGTGAGCGAGCCTGCGAAAACCAGTGGCGTCGAAGGATAGGTGTCGGGGAAGGCCACGCGAACGGCGTTCCCCCCGGACGGTACGGTGACAGTGCCCGAAGCGAGCACCATCCCGGCCCGTTCCGTCATGGTGAACAGCAGCTGCGAGTCCGTCGCACTCAGCGCATCGTTGGCAGGCTTCGACACCCACAGGCCGAACACGGCGCCGCGCCGGCCCAGAACCATCCGCCTTGCCATGTCAGTCCTGCGAGAGGGTGTAGAAGAGATACTTGTCGCCTGCCGAGAAGGCGTGGTTGCCCCAGCTGACCGCCTGAATGGCCTTGACCCGGGCGGTCTGGACCACGAGGCAATACGGCGTCCCATGGAAAACGGCGTTGGCTTCCGTGGGATGGGGCAGATACTCGTAATGATTGAAGATCACCCGGCCGTTGATCTTGACGGCGGCGAGCGTCGGGGGCGGATCGGCGAAGGTCTTGCCGAAGCTGACCCATGTGTTGAGGCTCGATATCTGCCCTGCCGCGCCCACCTTGGCCCGGGCGGCGCGCTGAGCCGAGAAGCTGATCTGCCGGCTGTCGTTCACGTCCGCCGCCAGCGCATCGACGCCCCGGCGCGAGATGCGCAGGTCGAACGTCCCATCGGGCATCCGGCCCATGACCACGCGGCGGGCCATCAGGTGTTGTCCCAGATCTCGAAGCGCTGGTTCGGGCCGTCGATCAGGAAGCCGCCCGTCGTGTAGCTTGCGCTTGACGAGACGGTGCCGATGTTGGCGGTGATAGCCGACAGGCTGAGCACGTTGATCTGATTGGCGTTGATCGAGCCGTCTGCGAGGAAATCGCCACGCAGGACCATGCGCCCGACCCCATTGCGCGTGCCAATGGAGAAGACAGCCTCGGCACCGAAGCCGCTATCAGGGGCACCGACCAGGAGCTTGTCAACCGCGATCTTCAATTCGCTCTGGAAGCCGCCCGGGCCGCTGGCCCCGACCAACTGCAGGCCGGTGAAGTAGCCATTGGCCCCGATTGTGACCTTCCATGCGCCGATGAGTTGCCCCGTCACGTCGGCAACGGCCGTGAAGCGCTCCCCGACCGTAATGGCGTTGTTGTCGTATTCGGCCACGACATCGGTGCCGAAGATGGCGAGCGCCTTCTCGGCCGTGACCTCGACCTCGGCCACCTGAAGAATGGCAGCCCTTGCCCGCTCGTCCGCCTCTTCGGCTACGACCCGGGCCTCGCCGCCCAAGTCCGCGATGCTGTCGAGAAGGCCTAGGCTTTCCAGATCCCGGCTAAGCGCTGGCACGAGATCGTCGGGCTGGACCTTCATGATGAAGAAGTCGTTGGACAGCACCAGCGGCGGCGGATTGACGATGACGATGCTGTAGGCCCCGACCACGTTGCTCGAGGTGACGCCCGCCACCCGCACCCGGATCGTCTGCGCCCCGGCGACGGTTGCCTCGAACGTGGTCTTGTCGCCGCTGTAGGCCCGGACCCAGGTCTGCCCGTTGTCGTAGGAGACATCGGCAACATAGGTCAGAGCTCCCTTGGCCGGCTGCCAGCCCGCCTGCAGGACGAGGTTCATGTGCCGCTGGTAGACCTGGGCCGCGAGCGTCGTCACCACCGGCAGGGAGGACGAGAACACGTCCGGGATGGTCGGCAGCGGCGTGACGCCGGTCTCGACCACGGCATAGACCGCAGGATCGTCCACCACGCCGGTCAGGGTGATGTGCTCCCCGTCCGTGTCGGGAGTGCCCTCGGTGATGAGCACGCGGAATGTGCGAGGCTGCCCAGGGGAAAAGGCGGCAGTCGGACGGTCGGCCAGATCCGAGCGGGCGACGGCATCGGCGAGCGTCATGCCCTGCCGGGTCGCCTCCGTCGCCATGTCGGCGGCGTTCACGGTGGCAATGCGGTCTGAGGTGCCACGCGTGACGCGCACCGGCCCCCAGGGCTGACCGTCCCGGCGTCTGACCTCGATGTAATGGTTGGTCGCGGTCTCGTCCCAATCGAGGTCGTGATCGAAGGTGATCTGCCGGGTGGCATTGTTGTAGCTGACGATCTCTGCCGACTGTCCCCAGGTCTCCGGCTCCTCGCAGGACAGCAGAACCAGATCGCCGCGCTTGAGCAGGCGGCCTTCCGCCCGGGCCGTCCAGGAGACCATGATGCGGCGGTGCTGGTTCTCGCCGGCCATGAAGCGCACCAGACCCGCCGCCTGGCTGCGCTTGGTCACGCCGGGAAGCTGAACTCGTGCGGGCTTGGCAAGCGTCACCCCATCCGGGGCGGACGAGACTTCGGCCGGCTTGAAGGTGGTCTGGTCGATGTACTCGCCCACGATGCCATCGGCAAAATCGTCGTTCGCCAGCTCGTAGCTGATCTCCAGGCTGTCCCGCACGATGTCGTAATCGGTGAACATCATGCGCGGGATGCCGCGGGGCTCGTCGCGGACGATGGTCAGGCGGTCGCCCACCGGTGCCGGCATCGCCCGCCCCGCCTTCATGATCGTCTCGAGCGCGTCGTCGAGGGTCTGCGGCTCCTTGAAGACGTGATCGAAGGTGTGGCCGAGCGAAGTCCAGAGCTGGTCGTAGGCATAGAACGACTGGAAATCGACCTGATCGAGGGAGAGCCCGGCGCCGTAGTCGGCATTGCGCCAGATATCGAGGGCCGCCCATGCAATCGAGCGGGAGGCCTGCTCGACGAAGCCCGTTCCGTTCCAGACCGGGATCTTGCGGGTGGCAATCACCCCCACCTGCCCATTCATGATGCCCTGGAGCGCCTCGTTCGCCTTGGCGCGGATGGCGATGCAGGTCACGCGCGGGAAGGTGTTGGGGCCATCGATGTGCGCCCGCAGAGCGGACCAGACGAGCTGATCGGCGCCCCCGAGGCGGGAGTCCTGCTCCAGTTCGCTGATGGGCAGGTTCGTGCGCCGCACCCGAACCTCGTAGCGGCCGTTCGCCACCTCGATCCGCTCGGTCATGCGGATCTGCGACTGCTTGTTGAAGCTGTAATCCTTGGTCCAGACCGTGTTCCAGGGGCCGGTCGGAGCTCCGGCAGCATTGACCGGGCGGGCCTGCACCTCGACACCCACCGTCCACACGCGGGTTTCGCCCTTCCAGGAGAAGAAGCAGCCGGACGGGAAGATGAAGTCGAACAGAAGCTCCTTGGCCTCGGTGCCGGCCGCATTGGCGGTGAACCCGGGCGAGAAGCTCGTGGAAAGATCGATGCCCGAGACCTCGGAGGCCGTGACCACGTTGACCGGGAAGAGGTTGACCTTCTCCCCCGGGTTGACGATCTCGATCTTGATGCCCGGGAAGGAGGCGTTGTAGCCGTTGGCCTTCGTCCAGATCCGGGTATCGGCGATGCGCAGCTCCTCGATGTCGTACTTGCCGCAGCCGAGGCAGAGGAGCGCGTACTCCGTCATGTTGTCGCCGTCGAACTCGGAGTATTTCGGCGCGGCGAAGTCCGGGAAGGACAGGGTGCGGCCATAGCCGACCGGGATGGGCTGCAGCGGGCGAGCCTGGTTGCCGCCGAAGCCGAAGGAGTAGATCTCGTCCTTCTCGGCCGTCTGCCCGCCTGCCTTGGGCTTGAGGAAGTGGCTGATCGCCATCGCCCCGCCTGCGATGAGCAGGGAGGAGGCGACCGATGCCATCATGGTGCCGGCGCCGAAGATCGCGCCCGCCGCATAGGGGGCCAGCGCCGTCAGCGCCACCATGGCGACGATCGCACCGATGCTCTTGGCCGAGGAGCCGCCGCCGCTCGACCCGCCAAGCGGACGGGACAGGAACTCGACGTTATCATTGGCGGCGAGCCGGTGCGTGGCCCATTCGGTGCGGCTGTAATAGACACCGTTGACCTTGCAGACGGTCGGCAGGTCGAACCGCCAGCCGGTCTCAGCGAGAACCTGCTCGATGGTGGGCTTGCGCTTGCGGGTCTTGTGCTCGGCAATGGGGAGCACGAGGCCGCTCTCGACCTGGCGAACGTCGTCGCGCTCCGGGTCGAAGACCAGGAGCGAGTGCTTAACCGCTAGTTTCATTGTTATGCGACTCTGGCGTAAGGCCCGTAGAATTTATCTGACGCCGTGCAGTAGGCTTCGTAGGCAGCTTCGCGAGTATCAAAGAAGCCGAGGCAGATCGCCTTCTTGTTGACGCTGATAGAGGCCATCCAACGCTTGCGCACCTTGTGCCACTGGACGCCCTTTAACCCAGTAGTGTTATTCTTCTGAATAGGGCGATTGGCACCCTGCTGTGAGCGTGTAGCCTGACGAAGATTACACCAGCGATTATCCGATGGATCGCCATTGGCATGATCAATCTCGCCGTCTGGCCACGATCCGGTCATATAGAGCCATGCGAGGCGATGCTCATAGTAATAGCGCTTCTGGATACCGATGCGCCGATATCCATTCGGCTTCATAGTGCCAGCCCTGTCGCCGGGCTTGGCGGATCGGCGCAAGACCCGGTTGGTGAATATTCCAGTTTCAGGGTCGTAGTGAAACTCCGACCGCAAGAGATCGGCCGTGATGGCAGATACATTCTCGCCCCGATGGTTCACGAGACCCTCTTGTAAAACTTCATGTAGTTCCAGCCAGAGGCTTTGAGTGCGGGCATATCATCAAATACAACACCAGCCTCTTTGCTAATATGAAGCACTCCACCTACTGTTGATGGTACTACATATGTCCCAAGATGAAAATCTCTCTTGGCTACATTCCCCATTAATACTAAGCACAAGTCTTCTGGCTCTTCTATCTGAACCCAATTATTGCGCTCCGGATGATCAAGGAGGGCTTCTGCTTGCTGCCGTGTTGTTGCTGGCCGCGCGTCCACATCTGGCAATTGAACGCCCGCTAGCTCTCGTTGGATATATTGGGCCAGCCCATAACAATCGAAAGAACCATCTTCGCCGTTCGCCCCGATCCTGTAGGGCTTGCCGATCAGGCTCTCATAGAAGGCGAGACGATCCATCACGACGCCTGCAGCAATGACGGGAACCGAACCATGTCGTAGACCTCGCGCATAACGCGCATGTTCTGGGGGCGGGCAATGGCAAGCTGCCCCTCAAGAATGCTGCCCTTGCGCTTCACAGAGCGCAGGATCAGCTTGTAGGGCCCCTGCCCGACTGTGTTGGGGTCGGAAGCCAGATAGCCCCGGAAGATCGCCTGGATGGGCGTGTTCATCTTCACCGCCTCGTGGAGATAGCGGGAGGTCTCCCGGTTCACGTTGTCGAGCCGGATGGTGGCCTCTGCTCCGAGGCTGCCAATGCGGGGGTAGTCGATGTCGAAAGGGATGGCCTTGAAGAGTACGACCGTCCCGCCGCCCACCGGCGCCCCGGCCTCAAGCCGGAAGTTCATGTCCACCGTGTTCCTCACCGCCCTGATCGGAGCCGGCTGCCCGTTCTCGACAAAGACCGGATGGATCAGCTCGATGGTGACGAGCATGACCTCATCCTTGGGCGCGGAAGCGGCTGCCTCGGCCCAGGCTTGCGTTGCGGAGATCGGCACTTAGAGATCCCACACGTCGAGGGAGAAGGAGACGTCAATCTCGGAGCCCACACGCATGGGGGTGTAATGTCCCTTGTTGCGGAGCTTCACCCTCCGTACAGGACAGCCCGTCAGGTCCCACACCGGCATTTGGAAGTCCGCGGTTCCATGGCTGAGCGTGTCGCGCACGAAGGCTTTGAAGGTCTGGAACTGAGCCGTCGTCATCCGGATGGTCATGTCCACGACCCCGATCACAACGGTTGCCGTGCGTCGGGAACGGGTGTTGCCCGCCGTCATCTCGCTTTCCAAAGCGCCTCGGAAGGGCTCCGGGATATTGTGGGTGTGGGGCATGTGCGGCACTGAGGCTGGCCAGACAGGCAGGGGCATGCTCAGCCTCCCATCCGGTTGCGCCGCATGGCCTTGAGAGCGTCCCCGGTCTTGGCCCCCCTCATGAGAGCGGCAGCGACCATCTCGTCGATCTGCACCTCAAGGCGCGGCCCCTGCGGGCCTTGCGTCTGACGTGTGGAAACCTGGGTGTTGGCGTTGTTGTTGACCACGACCTGAAGGCCTCCGCCGCCCGCCCCTTTCCCCAGAGCAGAGTTTGGCTTGATCATGCCGTTGCGGCCCATTCGCAGGAGCTCAGGGCCATTCTCACCGACAAGATAGGTGCCGCCCGATTGAACCGAGCCGCCCGAAGCACGCTGGCCTGTGATCGCTCCGACGATGCTCGACAGGAAATTGCCCCCGCCCGCCCCGTTCATGTTCTTGAACAGGCTCGTGATGGCTTGATCCAGCGCCATGTCAATGAGCCGGGCCGCGACACGCTTGAGGGCGTTGTCGAGCGCCTCCGCGGCGTCCACGCCGGCCATGATGTCGGCAGCAATGCCCTGCAGGCTCTCCGTGGCGATGCCCTGAAAGTCCTGCATCATCTGTTGCTGCTTGGCGTGGGCTTCTTCCGCCGTCTCAAGCGCAGCCGACAGGGTGCCATAGGTGGCGGCAAGTTGGGAGATCGTCGCACGTTGAGCGTCGGTCAGGGTGATCCCGTCCCGCTGAGCATCGTTCAAGAGATCCTGCTCGAACCGCAACCGCTCGGCTTCGGCGGTCGTCAGCCCTAGGGTCTGCTGTTCCAGGCGAAGGTTCTCGATACGCTGGTTCGCGACGAGCACCATCTGCTGATAGCTCTCAGCCAGGCGCTCGGCCTCCTTCTGCGCCTTGCTCATGCCGTCGCCGGAAGCCGGCAGGATAGTCGGCTTTGCCGGCTGCGGCGGCTGAGTGCCGACCAGGGATGGGAGCGCGGGCTGCGTCTGGACCTGTGGCGCGGGGAGGTTCTTGAGAGCGCGTTGCTTTCTCAATTCCAAGAGGTCGCGGAGTTCAGCTTCTTTATCTGCAGTGATGCTCGTACGCCGCCCGTTCTGCCGAGCAAGAAGTCCCTGGATCGTTTTGATCTGCTGATCCAAGCCGAACTCTTCCGGGCTTGGCACATTCGCCCCTCCCAGGTTCTCTCGATACCCCTTTACCTTATCGAGAAGGGCAGCGAACTCACCCAAGGACGCGGCGGCGGAAACGATCGCTCCCTTGACATTCATCCCTACTGTTCGGGCGATCTTTGCAAACTGATCATCAATACGCCGCGCCTTTTCGATCAGCTCATTTTCGAGGACCGCGCCGGAGTCCTTCGCCTCCTGCATCATCTCCCGGAGCCCGGCTGAACCTTGTTTGAGCATCCCGAGTAGCTCAGGGCCTGCTGCCCGCCCGAAGGCACGGACGGCCAGTTCTAGCTGCTCCTGAGGGGTTCGCGCGTTCTTGACTAGATCGGCAAACTGCTCAAGCAGGGAAAGCACCGGCAGCAGCCTTCCGTTAGCATCTGTGAAGGCGACATTGTTGGCCTGGAGGATCTTGTAAAGCTCCCCTCCTCCGGCGCTCGCGTCAGCCAACCCGGCTGCAAAGCGGACTAGCCCTGAATTCACCGCCTCCACACTGCCGGCGTTCTGTTCACTCGCGAACTGGAGAGCTTGGAGCGCCTCTGCGGTGACTCCAACCTTTTCGGCGACGTCTCCAATTTTAGCCAGCTCAGCCGCTGCGGCCCGGGCGGTATCCACAAGGGCTGAGAACCCTAAACCTGCCACAAGGCCACCGGCCCCTAGGACCGAGAGCCCAGTAACCAGACCAGCCGCGGCCGTCCGCCCAGCGTTCGTCATAATGGCCGTGAACTTTTGACCCGACGTAACGGTATCCTTCTCGATTGCCCGCATGTTCCTGGCTGTTACAGTGCGGGCACGATTCATCTCGCGCTCGTAGCTCCGCATTTGGGCTTCGAGGCGAACGACCAACGTCTCAAGTTCTTGGGCCATGAGGTATCCTGTGAACAGATCCGCCTTACTATGTATTTCCAGCCTGCTTTTCGCGCTTCCGGCGTCCAGTCAGAGCGAAATTCAGCGGTATAAGTCTGAAGCTGAGCAAATAGAGGCAAAAGAAAAACGCGACAGAGATTTAATTGAACATGTAGCTTACGCAGCATTCCTCATCGAATTATGTGCAGATGACTTCGATTTCTCACAGAAGGGCAGATTTATAGTCGAGAACGACGTTTCGCGTTCCAAGTGGATCAATCGTTACATTGAGCTTGACTCACAACCAAACAAACCGAACAAGCCACGCGCCTGCTATGAATTGCTGACGAAGTACGGGCCGGAGGGAAGTGTGGCCCGTGGCTGGGTTGAGAAAAAGGGCACCCCATAGAGCGCCCTTTGTGCTTCAAGATGCTGCGAGAACCGCTTTCACCTCCGCCTTCAGTACCGGGTCATCATGCAGCCGCCGCTTCAGCCGATGCCAGAGCTGCATTTCCTCCTCGGTCTGAGGATCGTCTACGGGCTCCGTCACCCAAATTCCGCCTGTCTCAGGGTGAAGAACAAGAGCTATGCGAGCGCGCAAAGCGTCTTGGATCAGCTGCTCTGCACGAAAGCGGAGCATTTCTGGCTGCTTAGACAGAGGGGCTCCAGCAACGTTCCCGGCGAGAATTGTGGCTGCCGCCCCTACTAAAAGGGCGCGACGTGTCGTATGTTGTCCATGAGCCATGGCAACTTATCCTATCTAAGTTGTTGGGGTTAGGCCCTCGCCCGGTGTGCCAGCACTGACGAGGGCCGCTTCTTTTCTAGGCTTGGTTTTCGAGCGCCCTGCGGACTATCTCGCCATCGATGGTCTTTTCCATCGACTGCTACCAAGCTTCTTCTTCCTGAGAGTCCAAATCGCAGAGGGCCAAAATCAGAACATTATCAGGCGTCCCTGGGAAGGCTCTCCTGGCTGCCTTGTAGGGGTCGAGCCCATTAGCTTTTGCCTCGGCCATATACGTGATGATCTGGGCGCGGATTTGCTTCCGGATGTCGCTCATGCCGCCTCCGCTTGTGGGAAGTTCATGAGAACCTGCTGGCCGGGACGATAGAAGGCAACCGAGCAGCGAGCTTCGAAGTCTTTGTAATCGACCGATGAGCGAGCAATCATCATCACAGCGTCACGCTGCTTTTCGAGGAGCTTTAGACCGCCCTCCTCCGTGAGCCACTGATGCAGCTTCTCGGATTTGGCCCGAGACTTCACCTCCGCAATGATCTCAGGCGGGAACACGACGCCATAGACCCAATCCATCGTCACCTTGCCGATGACTGGCGGCAGAGCCCGATGCTTGTTCCCGTACTTGAAGCCCCACAGCTTGCAGAGAGCCGAATAGTACTCCGGGTGGAACCGGCGTTCCCAATCGGCAGCCGTCTCGCGGATCAGTTTAGAGAACAGATCCTGAAGGGCGTCGGGGGCCCTGTGGTACTGGTAGCCGGTAGCCTCGTGGATCAGAGCGACCTCACCAACTTCTCCCAAGGCCTCGATCAGAGCCTGACATGGCGCGATCATGTGCTTTTGGTTGGCCTTCAATCGCCCACGCAACGCCGAGTCGATGATGCCTCCGGCGAGCTTCGTGAGAAAGCCTGCTTCAACCCATACGGCAGAGCCGCCGTGGGGCATCACGACCTCTTCAAAGCGCGAACCCGATTTCTCTAGGAATTCCAAAGCTTTAGGAGCGAATTTCGCGCAAAAATCCTCAAAAGCGCGAACCGGAAGTTTGCGGTTCATCCCCACAGCCGTCTGTAGGCTCCGCTGGATGTAGCCGCTCCGGCCATCATCGAGAACAGCGCACTCCATCCCGAGCTTGCTTGCTCCAAAGTAGGCCACCCTCGGTCGGCTCTTGTTTTCTGCCTGAGCCGGAGGCATTTTCCTGTCAGTCATTCGATGGTCCTTTCATCGAGTGGTTAGGCCCGGCTGGTAACCGGCGCCGATTGCGACGATGACGGGGCTCGGTCGCCAAACTTCACCCCGTCATCGTTCTTCTCCCCCTGCCGGGGCAGGGAGCGATCTAGCTGAAACACCAGTTCAGCGTTCATTGTCCGAAAATTCGTCTGGGCCGATGCCCGAAGCCGCTCTCTCAGATCTTGAGGGATGCGAACCCTCATGTGCGGGTCGCCACGCGCCATATACATCTCCTTGTCCAATCAATGGCCATTACTTTGTACAACCGTGTGGCATCGACGTCAAACGATTTTTTGGCCATAGGTGTGGCATGTCGAGAGAAGATCCTCATTTCCGCCTGCGCTTCCCAGAAGAGCTTCGCGCCAAGGTCGAGAAGGCCGCCGAAGCCAACAGGCGTTCTATGACGGCCGAGATATTAGCGCGCCTGGAGCGTAGCTTCGACAAAGAGCAAAGGTTCGATATCCTATCGAGAATGTCGAAGGAGGCCCTTCTCCAAGTCGCCATTGACCAAATCGACCGCAACCAAGAGACCTTAGCGGAAATCCGAGAGGCGCTTGAACTCTTCCAGGCTGCCCCGGCGTCTACCAAGAAACGGGACATCAAGCCCTCCCCCTCCTCTGAAGGCGAAGAATGAGCCTTATCCATAACGAAAGAGCAAAGCTCTCAGCCACTTACCTGAATGGTGTTGCCATTGCCGTGGTTGCTGTTGGCGGGTTAGCCCCTATGATCTCCGCCCTCAATGGCTCGCCAGCGACCTCGTTGCTGGGAACCTCTATCAGCGGCGTGATTTGCATAATCATCAGCGTCGTCTTACATCTCCTGGCAAGGGCCATTCTTGGGAGCCTCAAATGACCACTGCGCAGTTTCTGTCTCTGATGGTTACGCCTGTTGGTGCCCTGATTGTCGGCGGGATTGTCTATTGGGTTGCGACACGCCCCGAAAAGCCCCACCCCCGCCCTCGCTAGCCCAATCCCTCCGACACTGAAGGCTAGCCGTTGATCCAATCAGCGTGACGGCTGAGCATGTCGTCGAACTCCTCGGCCGTCAGAGGATCGACAGGCTCTTCCTCGGCCGCATGTGCGCGGTTGTGCCCGTCGATCGCAGCGGCGAGTTCCCAGAGGCTCAGTTCGTCGACGGCTCGGGCTGTCCACCCGAGGACGGCTCCGGATCCGTAGAGCTCGGAGAAGCGGAGCCGTCCGTCGCTCGGTCGGTCTCCTCCGGCTTCTGTTTTCCCACGGGATCTTCCGGATTGCCGAAGATGGCGGCCGAGAGGATCGCCTTGGCGGGGTTGACGCTCTCCGCGAGAGGGCGCCCCTCGACATAGGTCCGAACGAGACCAAGAGCCTTCAGCGGATCGACCTTGCCGCCGATCAGACCGAGGCGGATGGTTTCGCGCAGGTCATCCACCCGCCATGTACCATCGATCAGGCGGGCAAGCAGAGCATAAGGACCGACGCCGGTCTTGTCCTGCAGCTCCCGTAGTTGGCCGATGGCAAGCCTGAAAGTGTACTCGCCATCCGCCCAATCGAACGACACCGAAGCATCAGAACTCATGTGGCAGCCACCCACGTGATTTCGCCGTCGTTCTGAAGCTCGATCTCAACCCCGACTTTCTCGCCGTTCTCGCCGGTCACGTTGAAGGTCGTGCAGAGGAACTTGCCTTCCCAATGGCCCCAGCCGGTGCCGCCGTCGATCCGGATGCGGCAGTTGCGGGACTCGGTCGAGAAGAAGAACGTGCGCCAGGTCGCGAGGGCTTCCTGAGCCAGGACACCCGAGCCCGATACCGTGCCGCTCAACGCGGTCGTCACGCGCTCCACCCACTGCGGGGCGTCCGGATCGGCGCAGTCAGGAACCTGAGTGTCGTTCGTCTCTTTTGAGAAGTTGATGCCGCGGGACGTGAGGCCGCAGGGGGCGGCGAACACTTCGGGGGTGGCACCATCCCCGATCAGAATGAGCAGCTTCGCTGCCGATACGGTGGTAGGCTTTGCCATCGCAGATATCTCCTGGCTGGGTTTAGACGCGCTCGATGAGCGCCCGGAAGCTGATGCGAGCGCGGGTCAGCAGCCCGTCGCCACCGTCCCCGATCTGGGTGTCACGGTGGCGAAGTTCGACAAGCGCGTAAGGCTCATCGAGAGGAATGTCCTGCTCATGCAGCGCATCGCGAACGAGGCTCGCAATCTGGGACGCCTGAACCTTGCCTGGGGTGTCGGACCAGACATCGACATCCCCATAGACCTCCCAGGCATCCCCGCACGACGTGCTGTCGTCGATCTCCTGGAACTGCCGCAGATGGACGTAAGGCAGGGTTTCGCCCGCATTCACCCGGTCTAGCACTCGGCTTCCGACGAGGGCCTGCAGGGGAGCGGTGCTGCGCAGCGTGGTGTTGATGCCCTTCTGCAGGGCAAGAGCCGCGCTCATTCGGAGGCAACCTTCTTGATAGCCTGTTTCGTGGCGCGGGTGATACGGCCTTTGACGCGCCGGCGCAGCGCCCGGTAGGCAGGATAGAAGAAGGGCCTGGGCTTCGCACCAGGGTGCGAGACGCTCTCGATCATGCGGCCATAGACGTTCAGGAGCCCGCCCGGGCGCTTGGGCCGGATCTCGTGCGGCGCCGTGCCGAACTCGACCAGGCGGGCGTACCAAGCCTTGTCATCGCCGGCCACTATGTGCACGGTCAGGTCCGGATCGTTCCCTTCTGCCGCACTCGCGCTCATCCCACGGACATTCGCGTTCTCCGGGGTATAGCTTCCCTTCACCGCCCGAATGGAGTTCCTCAGGTCGCCGCTCTGCTTTGGCGCAAGCTGCTTCTGCAGCGACACGATGTCATTCGCTCCAGCCTCGATCGCAGAGGCGATATCCTTGCGGATCGCCTGCGGAATGGCCGCCATCTTCTTGAGTAGCCGCTCCCGGCCGCCGATCTTGCTCATGCCGAGCCTCCTGCGGTGCACATCATGGTGATGTACTCGCGCCGGCGCTCCATGTCGGCAGCCGTCTGGATGTTGTAGGTCGTCCCGCTCCGGGCATCGACAGCCCGCCATTCGGGCGTGATGGTCGCCGTCTGCGAGTCGTAGCGCACGAGGATAAGCGCCGGTTGCGTGCCCTGAAGCCGAGACGCGATGACCTGTTCCGAACCCTTCAAGGGCCGGATCTCGGCAGCCCGCTCGAATTGGGGCGTCCAATCCGAGACGGTGTTGCCATAGCCGTCATCGGCCTCCGCCCGCTTCTCGAAGCGGATACGGTCGCGCAGGGCACCTGCAGACATCAGCCCTTGGCCTTCGCCTTGGCTTCGGTCTGAGCCGGGGCAGCCTCCCCCTCAAGCACCCCGGCTGCTTTCGCTGCCTCGTAGTGGGCTTCCGGGATCAGGCCCTCAAAGCCCTTCTTGTAGGCGACCTCTTTGCCGAAGCTGACGCGGTAGTCGTAATCCTTCGCGAACTTTGCCTTTTGTGCCATGTCAGGCTCCTCTGCTGATGGTGCGAGCAACCTCAAGGAGCGGCACGCCTGTGGCATTGGCGAACCGCTGGATCGCCAGCACGGCCGCTTCCTCGAGGTAGTGGATCTCTGTTGCCGGGGCTCCGCTTGCCACATCCCGGAGCGTCGGGGAGCAAGGCAGGCCGAGCCAGTAAGCGAGAAGGGAATGGGTCAGATCGTGGTCGCGGTTCATGGCAACTGCGTCCCGGTAGCCGAGACTCCTGGCGGTATCCGCCTGTCCGGGCTGTTCGGCATGATGGGCGTGGACTTCCTTGCCGTCCGCAAAGCGCGTGACGGTATAGCCGTCGTGCGTGGTGACGGCGACGGAGCCGAGGTGGACCGGCATGATCAGACCCCGAATACCCGATAGGGAGCGAGCAGGTACTTGATCGCCGGATCCTCGGTGAGGTTCTCGGGCACCATCTCACCGCGGCTTGCGAAGAGTTGGCCAATCATCAGGAGGATGGCCTGCCTGATCGGCTCGGGAACGCTCTCGTAGCCGGCCCGATAGCGGATTGTCACCGCCTCGGGGCCATAACGCAGCGAAGGCCAGGACGCGCCACCGGTAAGCCGGATGCCGCCCTGCCCACCGATCCCGAAGGCCCGGTAATTGGCCGGGGCATAGGTCTGCTCGGCCCCATCCGTGTCGATGTACTTGACCGATACCACCTCGATCAACGGGGGCTTCGGCAGGCGAATGTCGAAGCCCCAACAGATATCGTCCGAGCCGATGCGGTAATCCCAGGTCGTGGCTCCAAGAGTCCGCTCCAGCCGCTCCGAGACAGCCGTCGTCGCGGCCCCGATGAGGGCCGTGATATAGGCGTCATCGTCCGTATGCTCGACGCGAAGGTGGTGCTTCGCATCTGCCAGAGAGACGACCGGAGTGGATGGAGTGACTGGGATCAGCACGGATTAAGCCTTGGCCTTGGAGGCGCCTGCCGACTTGTTGGCGACGGCGGGAGCAGCCTTGTTCGCGACTTTCGGGACAGCCTTTTCGCCTCCATCCGTCGCAGCGCGCACGGCGCCCCTAGCCTTGAGCCGGTCGAAGTCGGCTTGGCTGAACTCGCGTTCGGTGCCTTCCGGATCGCCGTCGAGGGGTTTGGTGAGGATAGCTTTGATCGTGGCCATGTGGGGTCTCCTCTCAGTTCATAGAGAGGGCAGCGTGAGCCGCCCTCCTTGATGAACCGAACGGGTTACGCAACGCGGCCGAGGTCGCCGTAGACGAGGGCCTCTTCGCGATAGATGGCAAGGGCGAGTCGCTCTTCCGCGCGGATCGTGACCTTGTTCTTCACGAAGTTGTCCTGATCTTCGGTAGACACCTCTACCGTCGCGTCCTGACGGTCGAAGATCTGCGCTGCGAGGTCGAATGCGCCGACGAGGAACTTGTCCACGCCCATCGCCTGGGTCGGCACCACCGGCAGGCCCCAGAGTGTCGGATTAAGCGTGCCCTGCGGGTTGCCGATGAGATAGCGGCCATCGCCATCCTTCATCATTTCGATGAAAGCCCAATCGATCGGGTTCAAGACGATGCCGTTCGGCGGGTACTCGGCAAGCGCCACCTGAAGCATTCCCAGGCGCACCGTGTCGATCATCTGCCCTGCGGTGAGCCCGCCGGGAGCCGCGAACGGCGTCGCTACCGTCACAAGGCCTTCGAGGTTCTGGCCGGTGCCGCTGCCATTGAGAAGCTGGTTCTCTTCGACATAGGCAAGACCATACCGGAGGCGGTTGTCGATCATCGAGCGGAGGCCGGGGGCATCCGCAAGGATCTGGACCGAAGCACGCATCCAGTGTGCGATCGTGCGAACCGGGGCGGTCGCCTCCTCGTACTGGATTTCGGATTGGGGCTTCAGAGCACCTTCAGCGACCGGAGCCGCATTGTTGGTGAAGCCCTTTTCCTTGTCGTACTCGATCGAGTTCGACCCGGTGTTGCCCTGAGCGAGCAGCGCGCGGATCGTCAAGCGCCGGCGCGGCAGCTCGACAGGGGCCGCCCGGTCCGGGCGCACAAGAGTGCCCACGGAACCGGGGGCATCGGTCGTAAGAGACGTAATGTCCTTGACCTCGACGATATGACGGCCGCGCGGGCGGGTCTGACCGGCGAACGCCTTGAAGCCTTCGTCCTCGACGAACCGCTGTCCGGCAGTGCGCTCGCTGTCGCTCTGCTCGCGGCGGCGAGCAAGCTTCTGCTCCATCTCGTCCAAGCGGGCCTTAGCCTCGTTCATACCGAGGATGGCTTGGTCAGCAAGCTCCTTTGCCGTGGCTGCCATCGGCACGCCTTTCTCGGCTTCAGCGAGCGCCTTCTCGGCAATCTCCTTCACCTTGTCGTGCTTGGTTTCGAATTCGCGCTTGACCTCTGCGGCCAGTTCCGCCGCAGTCTTGTGTTCCGACATGGGAACCTCCTGATTTTGGTTGATGCTGGGCGTCAGCCCTTAAGGGCGCGCAAGAACGCGAGCCCTTCGTCAGCCGCTTCGGCAGGTTCCCCCTGCCCCTTCAGGTGGAGGCGTGCGGCGCGCTCCGCCTGCGAGTTGGAGAGTCCTGCGGCGTGCCGCATGAACAGCTCAAACTCTCTTTCAGTCAGCCGGTCCCCGGCTGCCAGTTTGCTCTTAATCTGGTGTATGGCCTCGGCCTTCACGCCATCGACTAGGGCGTTTCGGTTGGCGGGCCAATTGACCACCGATACTTCGCGAAGGTCGATTTCCTTCAGATAGTAGACGCCCTTACGCTCGGGGTCCGGCTCGATGCCACCCGAGGGGATCACGTAGCCAATAGAAAGGCCATTTACGCGGCGTTTCTTCAAGGCGCGATGAACCCGCGCGCCTTCTGGGTCGTCAAGGTCGAGTTGGCCTTTGACGCGTAGTCCCTTCTCGTCCTCTACCATCTCGATCCAATCGCCGATGGGGAGTTCGTCCGCTTTGTGCCCGAAGAGCATGGAGGGCATGGACTTTTCGGCGGTGTACCGTGCCAAGGTCTTCTTGAATGCGCCGGGAAGAACAATGTCCCCGTAGGCATCCGGCTCGCCGAAGACCGTGCTGGCGTAGCCCACAAAAGTGCCGTCCTGCTCCACCTCCTCAGTGGAGAAGCCGAAAGACTTCTTGAACATTGAGAGTTCTCCTAGACCAAGAAGAGGCGCTGTGCCTTTTTCTTGATGTTCTGCTCCGCCCATAAGGGTTGCAGATTGGTCAGTGCCCATGCCGCCCGAAAATCCGGGTGCTCTGCGCTATCGAAACTGAATGAGGCGAGCGGCAGACGATGATCTAAGTGCCAATCGCCCATATTGTGCCAGCCCATGCCGGGAAGGAACTGCCGCTCTAGATGAGCTTTCAACTCCTCAACGCTATAGCCGACCAATTCAGACCACGAGCGCCCGCCCTTGCCAGATTTGAGGGTCTTGTGAATGCCTGCACGAACGCGAGCATTCAGCCTTACCTCTGGGGTCGCACTCTCGGCCTTCTGGCGGCAGGATCGGCAGCAAAACACCTGCCGTTTAGCCTTCACCGGGAACCCGCCCCCGCAATGACGGCAGGTGCGATGCTCCCCGGATATGCTCGTCGCTGTCGGATTCCTCAGATAGTAGTGCTCAGACGGTCCTGCTTCGCGGGCTTCCGCCCTGCACGGATCACAGTAGCGCACCCATGCCTTGGTTGTGACGAACTCCGTCGAGCAGCCGCAGCATTTCCTTTGCTTCTGCACCGACCTATCGCGCGGGTTCGCCGCATCATACTTTCGAGCCGAGGCCAACCGCGCCTGTTTGGCGCATGCCTCACAGAACTTCTTTGTCCGTCGAATGCCTTGGATTGAAGCGGCGCAACCCTCGCAAACGAAGTTGCGGAGCGCCCTCGGCGCGTCTAAAACAGTGTCAGCCATTGTCGATGTTCCTGCATCGTGATGGTCAGGCCCGGCTTGGTGTTCCTGCACCTTGTCGGGCCGCTTTATTCTTCTACCACCCCTTGGGCTTGCCGTGAATCGCTGATCGCGTCTTTCAACGGGATGTCCTGCATCTGCACTGTCACCACATCGCCGCCCTCAATCGGCGGCAGGTTTTCGAGGGCCCGGCACTCGTTGCGGGTCGCAATTCCCATCCGGATGGCCCGCTCATAGGCGTTGTACCGGCTCTCCGTGTCGCCGCGCAGCAGCCCCTCGAAGTTGAACTCGATCGTGATCCCTTGAATCCGCCGCTCGGCCAGGGGCACAAGCTGTTTCAGGAGGGCCTGTTCGATACGCTTCAGGCGCTTGCGGAGGGTGAACTTCTGGAAGCCGAGCACGTCGACTTCCTTGCCCGTTCCCCAATTCGAAGACTTGTCCCCAAAACCCACCATGGCGGGGGGCACCCCAAACAGACGGCAGATTTGCTCGCCACTGAACTTGCGGCTCTCCAACATCTGAGCGTCCTGGGGGTTGATGGAGAGCTGGGTCCACTTCATTCCGTTGTCGAGCAGCATGGGGCGCCCGTTGCGCAGTGCACCGACATACTTTTCTTGGAGCAGCTTCTCGAGCTGTTCGCGCTGCTCCTTCGTCAGGGCAACCGTATCAGACGTGCTCAGGATACCGCTTGGGTTCACCCCGTTCTGGAACATCGCTCCAGCGGCCGTCTCGGCCGCGATAGCATCCTCGAATACACTCCGACAGGCGGAGAGCGTCGAGACGCCCGAGAGAGCGTCACCCATCGCCCCGCGGATATGGAGCACCTGCTCGCCAGACTTCACGACGCGACGGCCGTCTTCTGTCCACTCGTATTCGAGGCCGCCATTGTCCAGGCGGCGCACCCGCACCAGATCAGGCCGGATCGGGTGCAGGGCATTCAGGGCCCCATCCGAGCGCCGCTCGATCAGGGCGTAGGCGTTGCCTTGCAACTCGATGGCCGCCGCCATGAACTCCCAGAAGTCTACGGCCGTCTGGTCATAGTTCGGGCTGTCGTGCAGCACGAAATAGAGCGGGTGATCCCGGGCGACGCGACGGATGCCATTCGCATCCGTCCTGTAGACCATGAGCGGCAGCGAGGCGATAGTGCCGGCGATGAGCTGCACACAAGCCCAGGTGGCAGATAGGCCAATAGCTGCCGAACCACTTGCCAGGCGAAGGTCGCGATAGTCCGCAAGCGTGACCTGATTGGTGACGAAGTTGTTACCGTTCTCGGTCGAAGCGAGCCCGGATCGCCACGGCTCAATGTCCTTCTTGCCGGTCATCCGGAGCGCTCGTTTTAGCCAGTTCATGCGTAGCTCGCGATCCAGGCATCGAGGTCCATACCAGCAGCGCCTTCGTAAGAAGCGGCCGCACCCACGGCCATGCAGAGGGCAACGGCGCAGTCAATCTTGTTCACGGCTCGCTCCTTCGCGAGCCAACGATTGCCCCAGCGGTCCTCATCCGTCACCGCGCTCATCATGGCGGAGATCAGAACCGGGTTCTTCTTCAGCCGGATACGGCCTTCCAGAATGGCGTCTTCCAGCTCCCGAACCGACCCGGGCATCCAGAGGCCTTCCGGTTCGCGATCCGCCGCCTCAGCCGCGGTTCTCATCGCCTCGTTGGGCTTGCCCTTCTTCGTGCCGCCCTGCGGGTGCTCCACGAACTCGACATCGATGCCAAGAGCGGCGCATTCCGGTTCGAAGCCACGGCGGAAGGCATAGCGGTCATAGGCCACACACTCGACCTTGAAGTCATGGGCGTATTCGGCCAATGCCTGCGCAACGTGGTCGTACCGGATGCTCTCACCCTTCGGGGCGTGGATGTGCCCCGCCTCAGCCCACTGCCGGTACGGCGCCTTGTCTCTCAAGGAACGGGCGTCCATGGTATCGCCAGGGGTCCAAGCCTCGATCCAGGCGTCATAGGTCGGCTTGCGAACCGTCTGCCTCTGACCGTTGCGTTCGGACGTGATCTCAACCTCTCCTGTCTTCACAACAGCGGCCAAAGCCGTGATGTCCCGGTTCTGGGACAGGTCGCAGCCGATCCAGACTGGCTTGCCGTGATGTTCCTTCGGATCGAAATCAGCAATGGCAGGCTCAAGGGCGGCTCGTGTCATCCAGGCCGTATCTGCATCCGTCCACTGGCAGAAGTGCAAGCGGAGGATGCCGTTCAACTTGCTCGGCATGGCCTTGGCCTGAGCGACGACGCCAGCCAAGTACTCCTCTGTGATCGTCACTCCCAGCAGTGGATTGGCCTTGATCCAGCAGGACGGATCGTTCAGGGGATCATCCCCAGGATCGAGAGCGCACACATAGGAGAACGTGCTGTCGTCCAGAACCTCTCCCAGGTAGTGGGCATCGTCGTCCTTGGCGTCGATGTTACCCGCCGCCACCCTTACCGCATGCTCGTGCTCGGCCCAGCAGATCGAATTCCGGTCGGACCCGCTGTTCGTGATCATCAACAGGAGCGGTTGCCGGCGAAACTTGAAGCCGCGCTCCAGGATCTCGATTATACCGCCATCGGCATGCTCGTGCACTTCGTCCACGAGGGCGAAGTGCGGGCGCGGCCCGGAACCTGTTTTCTTCGTCTCCCTTGAAACAGGCCTGAAGAACGACCCTTTGGGCAGATACGCCAGGTTATACTCCCGGCCCGGCCCTCCGCTGCGCTTCAGCCGCCTGTCGAGGTCGGGCGATTTGTCGACCATCTTGACGGCATCGCGGAACAAGATGCCAGCCTGCTCCTTGGTCGCGCCTGCGGAGTAGATCTCGGCACCAGCCTCTCCATCAGCCGTCAGGCCATAGAGCCCGATGCCCCCCGCGAGTGGTGACTTCCCGTTCCCCTTGCCCTGCTCGATGTAGGCCCTGCGGAACCGGCGCCGCCCGTCCAGTTTCTTCCAGCCGAACAGCGAGCCGATGATGAAATCCTGTGCTGGCTGCGACCGAAACGGCTTGCCTTCGAACTGCCCCTCGCTGAGCCGAAGCTTCTCCTCAAAAAACCGGAGGGCCTTGGCTGCGGCGGACTCATCGAAAACGATGTCATCCCGCTTAAGGTCGTCCAGATGACGGCGGCAGGCATTCCGAACGTGGGGCCCCGCAATGATATCGCCCCTGGCGACGGCCTCTGCATAGAGGGTAGCGCGGTCAGTCGTCGAAGAACTCGTCCTTGTCATCTTTCTCGATGTCGCCGCGGTTCCGCTCGTCGGTCAGACCGAGCTCGCTCATGTAGGCCCGCATCTGCCCATGCTTCGAAGCCGGGAAACTGGTCGGAGCGAACCGGAACTCCTGCCACAGCTCGCAGAACGCGATTGCTGCCGGCTCCCGCGAGGCATCAAGCCACGACGCCGGTTCGATGTATCTCTTCCATGCCGCCAGAGCCTCGCCCTTCAGGTGCTTGGGTCTGGTCAGCTTACCGAAACTCTGGATAGATGCCTCTGCCGCCTCCTTGACCTTGCCTTCATCACCGTGCCGCGTGGTCCGGTGAGTGCCGTCAATGATACGAAGATGCGCTGGTTTCGGCTTGGCTCCACGAGCCGCCATAATTCAAACCTCAGAACATTAATCTGGCTTTGTGAGAAGTTTTGGTGGGGCGCCGGTGCATGGGCGAGCGGCCCTAAGGTTTTGACTACCCCCCCCCGCGTGCTCAGAGGGGCCACCCATCCTCACCTACAGCCTGGAACCGGCCTCGCTCCTCTCGCTGCTTGTCCCTGTTGTGATGGGGGTCGCAGAGGCTTTGGAGTTCGCCTTCCCAGAACAGGATCGGATCGCCTCGATGGGGAATGACGTGATCGGCTACTTTGGCCGGGGTGATCCTGCCCTCTGCCTTGCACTTGCGGCAAAGGGGTTCGACCCTGAGCTGGTTCTTGGCCCTCTTGCGCCATCGGGCTGTCCAGTACCAGCGGCGCCAGGGCTTCTCCTCAGTGCGCTTGGCATCGTGCTCTCTCTGCCTTGCTCTGTGATCCAGGGGCTTGGGCATTCAGGGCAGGATCTTGCCAATGCTCAGGGCAAAGATCAGGAGGATGCCCCAGGAAAGCACTCGGAACGGGGCCATGCTCTCTGCCTTGCTTTGAGATCGGGAGGACGGGGCATTCAGCGAGACGAAGCCATGCCCGCAAGGAAAATGACAATGATGAGGACGGTGATCAGCGTGGCGATGTCCATGCCCTACCTCAACAGCCCCAGCCTCTCAGCGATGCTCTCTTCCACGTAGAGGTTGGGGCTGATCTCGATCATGAGACAGCCGTCGTCTCGGATGTAGGATTTGCGTTTATCTGCCATTAGGTTGAGGGCGTGTTCAGAACGGAGAACAATGTGTTTGCGTGGTTCTGCAGAGCAATCGGGCTTGCCCTCGCCCTAGCGATCGTCATCCCTGACTATAAGAAGACAGGAGATCTCATCACGGCCATCGTATGGCTCTGCTTCTTTTTGGTAGCCTTTGAATTGCTGTATTGGCTTAGCAAGCTGGAGAGCCTTGGCGCATCTGCGATGATGGAGAAGATAAAAGCCTTTTTCGGCCTGAAGCCCCGGTGAGGGAGCCCCGCGCGATCATCTCGCCGGGGCTGATTTCTTGCAGGCTTCGCACTCTGAGGGACAGCGGCCGTGGCTCCATCCCTCTCACGCGGTCGTAGCTCAAAGCCCAATCGGGCGAGCACACTGCACCACAAGAATATGTGAAGGTATAACTAGCATCAGGCAGCTAGGGTTTCAAGCTTCTCGAAGACGTTTGTCAACAAGAGCTTCTCCCCTTCCACGAGACCGGAATGGATCGCCGGGAAATGTCCGAGCACTTCACCCTTATACCACAGGGCTGCCACGAGAGGCGGCCTGATCCGGTCGGCAAACCTTTGGAGCTGCTTGACCCCGAACGGCCCCATGACGCGGTAGAACGGACGCTCCTGCACCATGCGAGCGTCGCAGACGAGTTCCCTGCCCTCCTGGTCGATCACCGTGAACGGCTGATCCCCAGCCACGATCCTATCGTGATAGGCCCAGAGCTCCTCGTGGCCGCACTTGTCGGGCGTAACGCCAACGAACAGGTATCCCGCAGCCGGCCTCTTGCCGACTTCGTACACCCTGCCCCGCCGGCGCACCATGTCCGTGTCGACGGGCCGGTAGGTCGTGAACCCGGCCTGCTCCAACCCTCTCTGGACCTTCACCTCGGTCTTGGCGTTCACGCGGACCACGTACCACTTCCGGCTCTCGTCAATGACGACCTTGAGCCGCTCCAGGCGGATGAAATGCGAGGGCGTTACCTTCGGGGTTTCGAGGTAGCGGCGGTGTTTCTTGCGGCGGTTCTTAGCCATGTGCGGGGGCTCTCACTGGTTAAGGGTTAGCGGGGATCGGCAGACAGGGCGAAGCGGGGGGAGTTCGTCATGCTGCTGCCTTTCGTTCGATGCGGGGTGCGGGATGGGTCATGCGACACCCCATTGCTGATAGATCTCCCTGACGGGCCTCCCCAGCGCCTGAGCGGCCTCGCGCGCCTTTCTGCGGAGGCTGGAGCGCTTGCGGTTCTGCCGGTACCATTCGGGGTCCGCTTCCACCTTCTTCCGCCAGGCCTCGGTGCTGGCGCCCTTGCGGCGCGGTTTCATGGTTGTCGGGACCTCGCGGCTCTCAAACGTCGGGAAGCGCTCCCCGCATGCCTCGCACTGGCGAACGCGCTTCACGACGTGCGGCTTGGGATGCCGACTGTCGACGACGCGGGTCTCTCCTCCACACCTGCAGATCATGCGGCGGCCCTTCCGTAGCCATGGGCCGCCAGGATGTGGGTCGGGATCGAGCAAGCTGGATCGTCAGGCGGCATGCTCCACTTGCCGTAGGACCAGTGCCGAGTCCGCTTGTAGCCCTCAATGGCGCGGCTCCAAACCTCATCGGTGAACACGTTGTCTTGCTTGGGCTGCGCAGGCTTCCGGTCGCGCTCGACAGCCGCCATGATCTGCGGAACCACGTTCTCCCAGGAGAACAGCTTGCGGCCGGCGGCGTGGGCGTTCTTCGCCTCCTCGTGGATGACCGGCAGAACGTGCTTCTCGAAATCGGCTCCGGCTTCCAGGCATTCGAAGATCGGTTGAAGCTTCATCGAAATGCGGATTGGCCAATCAACCCCAGGCGGCAATTCAGCCAGCATGCGGGCTTGCATGTTCGCGGGCACGCGCCCGCGCTCTTCCGTAGGAAGTATAGGTGTAGGTGTAGGTGCTTTCGGTTTGCTTTTCTCCTGAGAACCATTTGCTTTCTCTGGTTCTTGGTTTTTCAATGACTTAGGGCGACCGCCTTGCTTTCCGGCGTTGCGTCTCTTCTCAACTTTTTCTTCAACGAATTGACGCTCGCGAGAGAGCCTCGACTGAAACCAGCGACCGTTCTCAAGCCTCCAAAACGCCATCACGGCAGCCTTCAACGAGGCCCACTTCTTCGGTGTGACACCGAGCATGCGGGACAGCTTCATGTCGTCATCCGGCAGCCCGCAATCGGGGGACCGCCAGGCGAACATGAGGAGCCGCAGGTACGCGCCATGCTCCTCGTTGGTCAGGTGGGCCGTGTCGGCAATGTAGGCGTCGGTGAAGAGGGGGAGTGAGGGATACTGGCTCATGATCAATACTCGCTGAGCTCGGAGACGGCGTTGCAGTTGATGGCGCAGAAGAGGCGAGCGCGGCCGGTCGGGCCTTGACGCTGCTTGAGGATCTCGATCTCGATCACATCCCGGCTGGCTTCCAGCTTGGCGAGGTCTTCAGGGGTCGGGTTGGCCTTGTGCTCGAGATAGTAGGCTTCTCGGTAGAGCCCCATGACCATATCGGCATCCTGCTCAGTCGAGCCGGAATCACGGAGGTCGGACAGAACCGGGCGTTTGTCCTCGCGCTTCTCCGTTTCACGAGAGAGCTGCGACAGGACCAGGACGGCAGCGTTGAGTTCCTTAGCGAGGACCTTGATGGCTCCAGTGATCTCCGTCAGCTCCTGCACACGGTTGCCGGAATAGCGTCCTGTGGCTTTGATCAGACCGAGGTGGTCAATCACAACGACGGACAGGGGAATGCCCTTGCGCTCCATAGACGCGCGGGCCTGCCGGGCGCGGGCCGCGATTTGTGAGATGGTGAGCCCCGGCTGCTGCTCGATGACCAGCGGGAGCTTGCTGAGGCGCTTCTGGGTCTCCTGGAGAGCCCAGATATCTTCGTCACTCAGGTCCTTGCCCTTGGCAATCTCACGGTAGCTGATCGGGTTCTTATCCCGCGGCGAGAAGGCTGCGGCGGCAAGAGCCCGCTCACCGAGCTCTTGCGCGACCATCTCGAGCGACACGAAGTAGACGCCATGCCCCGCCTTGGCGGCATTGAGAGCCAAGGCAACACCAACTGTCGTCTTGCCCATCCCAGGGCGGCCGGCGAGTACGATCATTTGGCCCGGGCGCATGCCAAGGGTCATTCGGTCAAGGCTTGGAATGCCATAAGGCGCCCCCCGTTCAAGACGGCCTTCCCGGGCCGCCACGGCAGCATCAATGGCCTGCTGGGAGGCCGATCCGAGGGTGACACGCTTCAGGCTTTCGTGGGTGCCGGAGGTGGCAACCAGATCGAGTTCCTCGATCATCTGCGCGGCATAGCGGGAGGGATCCTGCACGGCGCCAGAGGTCATGGCCGCCACGCCGTCACGGCAGGCTGCCAGAAGCTTGCGCATCATGGCAGCATGGCGAATAGCCCTAGCATAGTCCGGAGCATTCGAGACCGTCGTCGCGTGGGCATAGAGCCGCGCCAGGTATTCTCCGACCGTGATCCCCCCGAGGTCCTGATCCCCAATAGCAATGCGAACGAGCCGCCCGTCGATGTTCTCGCCAGCATCCCGGCGCTCGCACATTGTGCGGAAGATCGTGGCGTTTACCTGCTCGTGAAAGTCATCGGCCTCGACGATACCGCGCACGCGGTCGATCACGTCGGTGTTGTGGAGAATGGCCCCGAGAAGACCTTGCTCGGCAGAGAGGGCGTGTGGCTGTTCGATGTAATCGACAGTCTCTGGGCGCATGGTCAGCCTGCTCGCCTCTGGAGGCTCTTGACCTCCCCTGCCCGGTCCAGCGACTCGCGTTGATCTCCGCTCATGAAAAGATCGAGCCACCGGCGCCATGCCTTGCCAGCCGCAATCCCATCCTCGACAGAGAGAGTGGCTTCCGCCTGCATGCGGGCGGCACAGTATTGAGCCCAGGTCTCCTCAATCCGCCGCTCTCGCAGGGCTTCGAGGTCAATGACGCGCTCGGTCATGCCGCGCTCCGTTGGCTGCCGCCGTAGTTGCTCTCACGGCGGACGGGTTCGTTCAGGAGGTGAAGGCGATCCAAGCGACCGGCCATGTAGCCGAGGCAGGCAGCAATCCGGCGCAGGCGCTTGGCCCTGTTTTCTAAGGCTGTCATAATCTCAGGCTTGGCACCCAATTGTTTCAGCGCACTCAACGACTGCTCTGACTCTTCCGCGATGCGCTCAAGGAGCATGGCGTCGGCTTCCATGGCTTCGAAACCGGACAAAGCCTCTGTGGGATATGGAAAGCGCCTCATGCTGCTGCCTCGTCGAACTTGGAGGCCTCATCGCCCCAGGTGTCCCATCCAGACCGCTTTTGACGGCTAAATAGTTCCAAGCGCCGTGCGGTCGGCATCAGCGCCTCGGCGGCGGCGAAAGCCTCGTCAGGCTTGCGGGAGTGCTCACGAAGGGGGCCTTCGATCACCGTACGCACGTTTCTGGCGGTCTCAGGATCGCCATTGGTGGCAAGCAGGAAGGGCTCAGACGCGCACCGGAGGCGGTAACCGGTGCCAAAGGCTAGCCCGCCATTGACGGTGCGCTTCACCCAGACGCCGGATGTGACGAACCGTAATCCCCAGGCGGCGATGACTTCCAACTGCTGTGGGAGCATCGGATGGGTTGCCCAGAGCCAAAGCACGCAGTCACGGCTCGCGAGATGGCCGACGGGGAGCGCCTTGATCTCGTCAAGCGTCATCGTCGAATAATGCGACTCGGGGCTTTTGTGCTTCTTGCCGGCGAGGCTCCACGTGTCGAAGCGCCACGGCGGGTCAGCCATGATCAGGTCATATGAGAAAGGGCGCAGGTCACCGAAGGGCCAAGTCATCAGAACTCCTCTACCTTCCACCCGCCGCCCTCTTTCTTCGGAAGCACTTGGGCTGCGATGAACCGGAAGGGATAGAGATCAGCGGCGACCTTGATCTTCACGCGGGCGTCGTCGGTCCAGAAGCCCTTGACCTCGTGCATTTCGAGGGTGCCGTCCGTGAGCATCACGGCGAAATCGACGGTCAGGAAGGTATTGTCAGCCAGCCGGAGCTTGAAAGCTTCGAACTTGTACCAGGCGACCTCACCCGCGATGCGGCGGAGCTCAAGGTGCGCAGCATAGGCCTCCTCGGTCTTGTTCATCTGACCGGTCTTGAGGCGACCAAGAGCGCGAGTGGAGAACTTCATGCTCAGCCCTCACGCGTACGCGCGGGCGCATGCGCATGCGAGGCTTCCTCGTAAGCCTGCAGATACAGGTCGCGGATGGCCTCACGCTCGGAGAGCTTCTCCGGGTCCTTCTGCAGCTTGCGGATGCGGGCGATGGCGTCACCCAAAGCCGTCTTGTCGAAGCCCATAGCCTTGGCCTCGGCATAGATGCTCTTGATGTCCTCCTTGATCTGGTCCTCTTCCGCTTTCAGGTTGAGGATCCGATCCATGAAGGATGTGACTGGTTCGGTGTTGGCGCCGTCGCTCATGCCGCACCGCCCGTCTTGCGCATCGGTACCGGAGCATTCAGGTCGCGCTTTGCGTCACGTCGAAACTCCGCGATCTCGATCTGCAGCTGCGCGGCGAGAGCCTCGAGCTGAACCAGCTCCACGGCATCGATGCCGTCCCTGCGGGCTTCCTGGAGCTTAACCATCAGGGCGCAGGCGGCGCGGGTCAGGTCGGTGGCATGCTCGTCGTAGTCCGCCTCCTGCTTGAGGGAGCGGTCACGCGGGACAAGATCGCAGTCGTGAAGATCCGCAAGGATGCGGGTGACGATGGGAGCGTTCGCCTTCGCCTCCAGATCCGCGATCACATCCACCGGAGCGTTGGTGGTCTCGTGCGGGCTGCCGTAGCGGGAGAGACGGGCCGGATCCACGCGGGTGATCTCGGCTGCCGCCTTCGGCCCCCCAACGTCCGGGTGCTTGATGAGCTCGTCTTGCGCCTTCTTCAGGCGGTCGTAGTCGATGCGGGCGAGATAGCGAGAGTTCATGCCACGTTCTCAGGAATATTTGCAGTGACGGTGGACAGGCGGGATGCGACAACAGCAGCCGTGGAAGCGGGGGCTGAAACAAAAGCGCGGGCGGCAGCGGGGCAAGGGAGTGTGCCGCCCGCGCTCCTCACATCGGCAGTTCCGGAGGCGGTGCCGATGGAAGGGAAAAGAAGGGCACGAACCGACGAAGCCAGATGGGCAGGCCGGCCCGTGCAGGTGCCATCAGCCAGGGAGGACACGCTGATGGAGGGAACGACGGGGAAAGGGGGCATCAGGCGGCCTCGCTCTGGGAGGGCGCCGGACGCGGAACATCAGAGGGCCATTCAGCGCCTTCCGGCCAGTTGGCAGAGAGCCATTCCATCACGCGGTCAAAAGTTCTGACCGTAAATCCCTGCCCTTCTGAGATCCGGGCAAAGAACGTGTTGTCGTTGAGCGCGCGCTTTCCGAGGGTTGCGGGCGTGACCCCCGTGGCCTCCTCGAACAAGGCGGCGCATTCAAAAAGGTGGGCGCGAAGTGTCTCTTCCATGCGGACAATATGAACGGAAAATTCCGTACATGCAACGGGAAATTTCCGTATCGCCACGCTTTTCGGAAAAGCGGATAATTCCGCCTATGCGACCACACAGCCCTGAACGACTCCGAGCCAACCTTTCCGCCCTGATTGACTCAAGGGGGATCGATCCGACCAATTTGGCGAGGAAGATTGGCCGCGGGCCGGACTACCTTCGCGACTTCCTTAAGGGGCGTAAAAAATCCCTAGGAGCTGCCGAGGTGACGGCGCTCGAGGAGGAGTTCGCTTTGAAGCCGGGATCGCTGTTCAAGTTTGAAATTGGGGAAGAGGACACTATCCGCAGGGTTCCGGTTGGCGAGGAGTTCGAGCCGGATCCGGAGTTCATCGAGGATCGCACGGCCCATGCGGTGGAAATCCGCATCCAGCGGGGAGACTTGAAGCCGGGAGAGGTGCCGGAACGGAATGTTGTAGCGGGGCTTGGCGAGGGCGGCCTCGCGCCTGGCGTGATGGTCGATGGGAAGGTTCTGGATGGAGTGCGGGCGGTGTGGCGGCTGCCGGTCGACTATTTGCACACCGAGCTGCGAGCCCGAGAGGCAGAAGTCGACTTCATCCCAGTCGACGGTGATTCGATGATACCGACTTTGCTGCCGGGGGATCGAGTCATGATCAACCGTGCTCAGACGGCACCCTCTCCTGACGGCCTGTTCGCCATCTTCGATGGCATCGGAATAGCGGTGAAGCGGCTAGAGGTCGTGAAGGGCAGCAATCCGGTCAAGATACGAATTAAGTCGGACAACCCGGCACATGGAACCGATGAAATTCTTGCCGAGGATCTGCAGGTAATCGGCCGCGTCGTCTGCAAAGTAACGAGGCTTTAGTTACCTTCTCACAGCCTGAGCGTTTCTGGGGGCCTATAAGGTCGGTGCTCTATGACCTTCAGGATCTCGTACTGAGATTTGAAGCCTCCGTCTGTGCGAACGGCAGTCTCTCTCACTTGGCATACCAAGAGATCTCCCTTTGCGAAGCGAGCAACTCCCGTGTCGATACGATCTAAGAAGTCCTCGTCCAAAATTGTGACGTTTCGAGCACCTTGCCCGTCATGAAGCTTCCATTTGTTGCCCGCTTTAAACGACAACGTAACTATCGAAAACACCTTGTTGTAAATAGAGGTGAATTCAGACTCAGAAGCTTCCGCGCTCAAGAAATGAACGCGCTCCGACTTATCAACTACTACTTGCTCACTTGCCTCGCTGGAGAACTTAACAATATCGATGCCGTCCTTCTCGAGAGGGGTCGCGATAGCCTTTTCGATCCCTGAGCGAACGATTGGATCGCGCGCAGCTTCAAGAACACCAGGGCCAACAATTATTTCAACATTCTCAATTGTAACTCTCGCCGCCCCGTTCGGTAGCGCTTCCTGCTTTTCTATTGGGCGACCTTTGCGCCACTTGAGAAACTTAACGACGCCTGCAGTTGCTGCGCCCGCAACTGTTCCTCCCATCAAGAGAGTTTCTACGACGGCCTTTGCGGTCTGTACGTCGTCTGTTTGGTAGAACTGCTTTATTATGGTCCATGCAAGACCAACGTCACCGTTCGTTACGGCGCTCATCAGGACCTCAAATGATCCTGTCTTCGTCGTACGAACTTTAAGGCTCACGTCCGCGTCAGGACCAAGCACGATCTTGCCCGTTGCCTTCACAGCTTGACCGAGGGCCAACAGAGCAGGAGCTAGATCGGTGACGTCGATCTCGCCGTCACGGACAGCTGGCCCGTCATAAGTCAGACTAAAGTAAGCTTGGGTCATCGTGGCCATGGCATAACCGGCAAGCCTTGCTGTGTCATTAAGATCTTAGCCTAAGAAAAGTGTCGTGATTGGCACTTGAGAGTTATTCTACTCTGTGGATTGCGGGGAACAAAACAAAAACATTTCTTCCGTATGCAACGGAAGGAAATTTCCGTTTTGAGGTTGACATACGGATTTTTCCGTGCAGACTTTGTCCATCCACTTCCACATGGATGGCCCACATGCCCCTCCTCCGCACCTTCCTCACCAACCTCGTTGAACTCTGCTGCCTCGGGATCTTTGCCGTGAGCATTGCCATGCTCTCGATTGGGATGGGGGCGTGAGATGGCGAGGAAGCTTTCCCTTATCAGAGATGATGTTTTTCAGATCATGACGAATAAGGGGCCTCAGACGGTGACGGGCCATCGCTACGGGGCTCTTGCTGTTCATGAAGCTTACGGCGGCGATGGGTACGTCATTACTCACATCCCGAGCGGCCTGAATTTCAACAGTGCTTACGGCTGGTTCTTGGACGAAGAGAAGGCCGTAGCAGCGATGTTAAAGGTCGCTGAGGTCACTGAATGGGAGAACCTCAAGCAAGAGGATACCCCGAAGTACGGACCTATTTGCCGGGATATTCTTCATGCCGCTGGTGGGCAGCATCCCGGTACGCGCTCGCCTATGCCAGAGGGCTACCGTTGGCAGCCTATCAATGGCTATCCAGGCTCGGCACCGACGGAGGCTGCATAATGCGCCAGCGCACCATCGGCTTTTCTGGCGCCATCCGCGACATGAAGAACGCCCGTCGCGTCGAGCTCACTCCCGAACAGCGCAAAGCCGCCATTGAGAAGCGGGCGAAGGAAGCCATCGAGGCTGCCAACAAGCGCCGTCGCTACTTCTCGAAGATCGGAGGCTGATCATGGCCGAAGTCATCCCGTTCCCGCTTGCTCCGTCCTTCCGCTGCCGTCTGGTTCACAGCGCGGACGTCGAGCAAATCCAGCAGATCCTTCGCGACACGTTGAAAGAATGCCCCGCCTGCAAAGGGCGCGGATCGTTCCTGCACAAGATCAGCGGCAGCCGGTTCGGCGTCTCTTCCTGCCCCTGCGGCGGCGATGACGAGAACCGCATTGATCTGGACGGACCTGATTATCCGGGAGCCGCGTGATGTCCTTCAACTCTCCCCGCTGCAAGGCCTTTTCGGAGAAGGTTGAGAACGCTCTCTGGATGCTCATCGGAGCCGTCGTCTTCGGCCTCTGGTGCTTCTCCCTCTTCAAGATCGTGGAGGCGCTATGAAGCGCGTTCCGGTCACTCCCCGCTATCGCGGCCCCATCACCCGCTACACCGAGAAGCGCCGCATCGACGTGATCGCGGAACTCTCCAAGCACTGCGGATGGGGCAAGCCCATCGTGAAGCTCCCGAAGGACAAGCACTGATGCCGAACTTCGATCACATCGCCTTCGGCGTCGCCGCCAGCCGGATCAAGATGGATGCCGACAAGCTGTCCAGGGCCGTTCACCTTGCACTCGTCTACGCCAAGGACACGGCACGAGGAGCCGGCCAAGCCGATTTCGACCTGCTCCATGCCGCCGCGTGCCTGGAGCTTGCCGCCCGGGATTGCCGCCTCCTGCATGCCAAGGTGCAGCAGCTCCGCGCCGATCAGAACAACCCTGCCCTCATTGCCGCGGAGTGAAGCCGTGAACGCCCAAGCCACGTTTTCTCAAGAGATCGCCACCGCCGCCTTTGTCGTCCAGGCGCTGAAGGATGCCGGGATCACGCCGGATGACCCCGATTTCGAACAGCTTGTCGAGAGCGAATGCGATGCTCTGGAACGGCTGCGCCGAATGCTCCGCGCCGCCCGCTGGGCCGAGGGGCAGGCCAAGGCCGCCAAGGACATCGAGGCGGAATTGAAGGAGCGCCGCCAGCGTTTCGAGAGCAAAGCCGAGACCCTCCGCGCCATCGTCAAGCAGGCGATGCAGACCCTTGGGTTGCCGAAGATCGAGGCTCCGGATCTGACCGCCTCCCTCACAAGCACCCGTCCCAGCGTGGTGATTGAGGACGAGGAGGCCATTCCGTCTCAGCTCTGCAAGATCGTCCGGACCCCGGACAAGGCGGCCATCAAGGCAGCTCTTGAGCAGGGCGAGGTTGTCCCTGGCGCGTCCCTATCCGCTCCGTCCCAGACACTCAGAGTGAGCCCCCGCTAATGAACACCACCGACAAGAAAATCTCCGAGGTGCTGGCCAAGTTCGGCGAACCCATGGCTGGAAACGTCTGGCGGGTTCAAGGAACGGCGGTGATCTATCACAAGGCGCTGGAGCGGATCGCAGCCCAAGCCAAGATCACCTTCGACGAGCCGACCATTATCCGCGCCGGGCGGGACGAGGCCGTAATCCGCGTCACCGGCCGCATGGGGGATCGTGCCGAGTGGTCGATCGGCGAGGCGCTGATCGGCGTCAACTACCGCGTCTCAGGCAAGCAGGCAGCCTACGTCTACGCCATGGCCGAGAAGCGCGCGAAGGATCGCGTGATCCTCAAGCTCATCGAGCTGCACGGCTATGTCTATTCCGAGGAAGAGGCCGACGAGTTCAAGCAAGAGCGCCCCGGCAACGTCGAGCAAGGGCAGGAACAGCGTCAGCCGGCCAATGATCGGCCGATGGACCCCGACAGCCCTGCAGGGATCGAAGCCGCCCTCAAGCAGAAGATCGACAAGTGCAAGACCATCAACGCGGTCACGGACCTGATGCTTCATGCCGACACGCAGAAGGATCTTGCCTGCCTCGCTGAGGGCATCCGCGACGGGGTTCGAGACCACGCTAAGGCGAAGCTGGTCTCTCTCGGCTGGCCTACCAAGAAGGCGCAGTGACATGACCACGGCACCGATCCTATACCAGTGGAACGGGGAAGCGATGGTTCCGCACCCGCGCTTCCGGGCCGAGTGCGACCGCTCCTTCGTGGTCGGCGAAAACTACCGCCTCGCCATCCATGAGGATCGCTCTCTCTCCAGCCATAACCACGAGTTCGCCTTCGTGGCTGAAGCCTGGGCTCAACTGCCCGAGCACCTGACGGAACAGTTCCGGACGCCGGAGCACTTGCGCAAGCGGGCCCTGATCGACGCCGGCTACTTCAACCAGCAGGAGGTCGATGCCGGGAGCCATGCCGCCGCCCTGCGGGTCGCCAACTTCCTCGCCTCCATGGACGAATACTCGGTGGTTGTCGTGCGCGGCCCGATCGTGGTTGTGCGGAAGCCCAAGAGCCAGTCCCGCCGTGCAATGGGAGCCAGGGAGTTTCAGGAGTCCAAGCAGGCCATCCTTGAGATCATCTCTGCCATGATCGGTGTTCAGCCGGAGACGCTGAACCGGAATACTGGAAGGGCGGCCTGATGGGCTACTTCATTCCAGAGGATGTCGGCACCACGATCCGCGGCGGTCTGTCCAAGACCAAGGTTCTCGCCATCTGGGAGCGCCATAAGGGCGTCTGCGTCAACTGTGGCCGGCCGATCGATGGCGCCCGCGACAAGTGGTTCTGCGAGCACATCAGAGCGCTAGAGCTCGGTGGCACGGATACGGAAGACAATCTCGGGCCGGCGCATTGGGAATGCAAGCGCGACAAGGATGCCGAGGATCACGCCAGGGCTGCTGAGGCGAAACGGGAAAAATGCGTCCATCTCGGGATCAAGGATCCTCACCGGAAGCCCTTGCCCTTCGGGCGCAACAGCAACTTCAAACGGAGGTTCGACGGGACAATCGTGGACCGCCGCACAGGCCAAGTCATCAGGGGCACTCGATGAACCAACCCATCCGCATCTGGCATATCTCCGCCTTCCCGGACGCTGAGCACACCGCCTTCCTGCAGGCCATCCATGGCGAGGAGACCATGGCGAGGGTCGATGCTCACAACGCCCGAGTCCTGAGCGCCTGGTTTGCGCATGGCCCTGCCTGCAAGCCCTTCACCCCTTCCGCTGTGCCGGCCGATCTGGCTGACCTGTCTCGCGTTCCTGCGGCCGAGCACGGCGGTTCACTTTCTGAGGAAGCTTGCGCATGACCGGCCAAAGAAAAGGGCCGCTGCGATCAGCGGCCCAAAGGTGGGACCAAGGTCCTTCCAGAGGGAACGACGCGAGCGGGAGGATACGTCGCGTCCGCCCCGAGATGGGTGCGCCAAAACGGGTTCGTTACCCTTCCAATAGCCAAGCTGGCATGCACTACACGCAAACGTCCTGCCATGCTTCCGCCAAATTTTATTACCCGCCGAAGGAAGCCCTTTCATGAGCACCACGGAAAACACGGCGAAGATGAGGGCTGAAAGCCCGAAGGATGTGAACCCTAATGTCTCACAAGGAGAGCATGCGGAGCTGGTGGGACACACGCCAGGGCCTTGGAAGTTCGAGGACTGGGACGGGTACACCCTCTGCGTCTATGCGCCGTGGAGCGACACAGTAACCCCTAACGCGAGTGGCTACGGTGATTATCGCGGCATCTACATTTGCAAGATTGAGCACCAGAACAGCAACGAATGCGTCAGCAAAGCCCAAGCTGTGGCCAACGCCCGCCTGATAGCCGCTGCTCCAACTCTACTTGCTGAGAGAGCGGCCTTCGCCGAGAGGGTGAAGGAGCTGGAGGCTGCGCGGGATGAAGCGCGAGACATCGTGGCTCTCGCCAACAACTCTGTATTCGGCTCATGGGGCTATTTCACGGAAGCTTCAGGCAAGACACTGGCCGAGGCCATTGAGGATCTGAAAGCATATGTCCGTGAGAACGCCACCCTCCGCTCAGAGAACGAGACGCTCAAGCGGGAGAGGGAGGAGTGGAGGCGTCGTTATCATACCGACGGTGTTTGCGAGATTAGCGCGGTCAACCCGAACGTCGCGTCATACATGGATCATTGGGAGCGCCGTGCTCTCGCCGCCGAAGCCCGCCTGGAGGCCATGCAAAAGGCGCTGGAGCCGTTCGCTGATGTGAGCGGCGAGGGCGACGAGGATTTTCCTGACGATACCAAGGTTATCGTCCAATTCGGTCGCACAACTCACTGCGCTCTGACCCTCGGCGATTTCCGTCGCGCCGCCCTCACAGGAGCAGGCCATGAGTAGGCTGACTGATCTTGTGCGGCAAACCCTGCAAGCCGCCCTGCCTCCAGGCGTTCCTCTGTCGTTCAGCGCTATCGTTTCGGCTGTTGCCGAGGGAACAGGGCGGAAGGCGACCATCCGAGCTGATCTTGTGATGGTTGACGGCCTGCCTGCCACTGTTCGGCTCTCACGATGGGCAATGGGCTGGTCGCATCAGTGGCTCAACCTCCCTGGTGGGGCACTCTCATTCGAGAATGGGAACTGGGTCCGCATCGGGCCAGACGGCGAACCGATACTTCCGCTGTTTACTGCCGCCGAAGCCTCCCGCACCGCCCTCAAGCAGGAGAAGGGGCCCTCCCATGACCAGTGATGTTCTCCTCGCCCTCAAGACAAGGCTGGAAGAGGCCAAGGGGCCGGATCGGCAACTCGATATGGAGATCGTCTGGCAACTACTTCTGCCAGAGGACAGCAAGCGGGTCTTCAATGGCGTCCGTCATGTTGAAAGCGGCTGGCATGTCGAACACGGCAAGACGTTCTTGCCATACGCAGACCGTTTCGAGGGATATGACCTAACCGCCTCCCTCGACGCCGCTCTCTCCCTCGTGGAGACGCTGTTGCCGAGTGCACTCATCACGATGGGGCAGACTTTCGACGGTATCTGGTACGTCAGCTTGGACGTGAATGCGGTCCATCGGGGGCAACATAGGCACCTTCCCCTTGCCCTCCTCCTCGCCCTCGTCAACGCCCTCATCGCCCAGGAGCAGCAGCCATGAGCACGAAGCTGAGAGAGAAGATCGCTCGGATTATCGATCTCGACGCGCACAGCTCGTGGCAGAGGCTCTACGACCTTTGCCTGCGGGATGGCGATGATGAAACCAAGGCCCGAGAGATAGCCGATTTCGGCTACGGCAAGTCCGTTCGGGCTTCTCAGGAAAAAGCGGACGCCATCCTCGCCGCCCTTGCCGCTGAAGGACAGGGGCGGGAGGGCTGGCAGGACATCAGCACGGCTCCGAAGGATGGAAGGGCCGAAATCATCGGCATCGACGGGTGCGGGCGGGTTTACAAGACTTGGTTCTTCGCCCCGTCGGGTCGGACGCAACAATGGCTTCGGGCGCACGATAGTGTTCCCTGGCACCCCACCCACTGGATGCCTCTTCCCGCCCCTCCCCCGGTCAGCGGAGAGGGTAGTTTGTGCCCTCCTTCGGGCCAAGGCCCTCATCGGGAAAGCTCAAGCAGCGTTGAGGCAAGCCGCCAGGTCGCGCCGCCTGAGGGAGGCGCCAATGGCTGAGAACACCGCCATCCAGTGGACCAAGCACACCTTCAATCCGTGGTGGGGCTGTACCAAGGTCGGGCCCGGCTGCGATCACTGCTATGCCGAAACCTTCGACAAGCGTGTTGGCGGCTCTCACTGGGGCACAGGCCAACCACGCCGGCTCGTGAAAGACTGGAGCAAACCGCGTCAGTGGAACCGTGAGGCCGCCAAGACCGGCGAGCGCCCATGGGTGTTCTGCGCCTCCATGGCCGATGTCTTCGACAACGAAGTGCCGGACGAATGGCGTGATAGGCTTTGGGATCTCGTGAGGGAATGCCAGAACCTGAACTGGCAGTTCGTGACGAAGCGCGTCGGCAACGTGGCCAAGATGATCCCGGCCGATTGGGCTGAGAACTTCCGGCATTGCGGGATCATCGCCACGGTCGTTCATCAGGAAGAGGCTGACCGGGACATCCCCAAGCTGGTGCGGCTCAAGCCTGCTACCCGCTGGATCGGCCTTTCCATCGAGCCTCAGATCGGTCCTATCGACCTCAGTCCTTGGCTGAATAGCCTCGATTGGATCATCACCGGAGGCGAGAGCGGTCACGGGGCGCGGCCCTACGATCCCGTCTGGGCAAAGAGCCTCATCGACCAGGGCAGGCGCACCGGAGTGCCCGTCTTCGTCAAGCAGATGGGCGCCAAGCCTGTGGGGCTCAAGCTCGTGGATGCCAAGGGGGGCAACGCGGGTGAATGGCCGCCTAGCCTGCAAGTGCGGCAAATGCCACGGATCGCGTTTGAGCCTCCGTCCGCAAACACGGCGAAGAGGAGCGAAGCGACGGATGTCACCCCCAACCTCCCCCAGGGAGAGTGAAGCATGGGACAGGCAGAGCATTCACGATTGCTGACCCGTGAGGAAGCGGCGGCGCACTGCCACCTCAGCCCGTCCGGCTTCTCCCGGTGGGTGGCCCAGGGCAGGCTCCCCCGCCCCCTCCCCGGCACGCGCCGCTGGGACGTGAGGGCCATTGACCGGGCGCTGGACAGATTATCCGGCCTATCCGACTCTGAGGCGGGGCAAAGCGCCTACGAGCGGTGGAGGGCCAACCGGAATGCGCGTCATGCTTAAGGGGATACACCGGGTACCGCGGCGGCTCGCGGACGGGACAAAGACGATCTATTACTATGCCTGGCGAGGCGGCCCGCGGCTCCGCGGAGAGCCGGGGAGTTCGGAGTTCCTCGCCAGTTATCAGGAGGCCCACAAGGGCCGCACAATTGCCGCGGACGGCACCCTGCACCAGCTCGTGACGGAGTTCCGCGGCAGCAGCGAGTACAAAAGCCTCTCGGATAGCTCCAAACGGGCTTATCAGACCTATTTGAACCTGATCGATGCCGAGTTCGGGGACCTCCCCTTGGAGGCTCTGACAGCCCCGGAGATCCGCGGCGACTTCAAGGCTTGGCGGGACGGCATGGCGGACACGCCGCGGAAGGCGGACTATGCATGGACGGTCCTGGCTCGGGTGCTTTCGGTCGCCAAGGACCGCGGCCGGATCACGGTGAACCCCTGCGAACGTGGCGGACGGCTCTACAAGGCAGATCGGAATGACCTGATCTGGACAGAAGACACCCTGCGTCGCCTCTTCACCGTCGCCTCTCCAGAGGTGATGTCGGTTGTCATTTTTGGGCTTTGGACGGGGCAGCGCCAGGGCGACCTGCTGCGCCTACCCTGGTCTGCCTATGATGGGAAGTATCTTCGCCTCAAGCAGGGGAAGACCGGCGCCCGCGTGACCGTGCCCGTGGGGGTGCGCCTTGCCGAGGAAATCGGCTCCTTGAAGAAGCATGGCACGATCATGCTTACCTCTTCGGACAAGACGCCCTGGACATCAGACGGTTTCCGGGCGTCATTCAGGAAGGCCTGCGCCAAGGCGGGGATTGGGGATCTGCATTTCAACGACCTGCGAGGAACCGCGGTCACGCGACTTGCTATCGCCGGAGCAACAGAATTTGAGATTGCGGCGATTACCGGCCACACTGTCAAAGATGTCCACTCAATTTTGGACCGGCATTACTTGAGCCGTGATGTCGTTCTGGCTGAAAATGCTATACGTAAACTTGAGGCGCACAACGCACAGGGACGGTCCAGCGCATGACGACGCGAATTCAACTTTATAAGAACCGCAAGCCCACCGACCTCTACGCTCTGGTTGATGACGACGTGGCCCATCACTTTCAGCAGCATCGGTGGTCAGTTCATAAGCCCAATGGCTCACGGACGATGTACGCCCGTGCCTCAATCCGCGGAGCGACCGTCTACATGCACCAGCTCATCATGGGGCAGAAGGATGGCATGGAGATCGACCACTGCGACGGCAACGGCCTGAACAATACCTCGGAGAATTTGCGGCACGTGACCCATGCCGAAAACATCCAGGCGATCCACTCCCTGAATGCCTATCGAACCTGGAAGGCAGGACGGAAACAGGAACGCACTTTGTAAAATGGCATGTAAACGGGTGTAAAACGGTCGACCCGTTCTATCCATCAACCCATCTAAGTGATTGATTTTATTGGTGGGTGTGCAAGGATTCGAACCTTGGACCCGCTGATTAAGAG